GTCGCTCGTCGTATCGAGCGGTGGTCTTTTTACCTTGTAATTTTTGTCGTTGTATTCGACTTTTACGTTTTTTACGTACCTATTCGCATAGACCGACACTTTCATTTTAATTCACAAATAAAAAAATTTTTTTTAGTAACTTACTTAGCAACACGAAAATGCTACCAAAAGATAACTGCTTATTCGTGAAGATATCTTTTATCTATGGGCAATATGCTGAACACGGACGCCTTTTTCCCACAAAAACTGTTATGTGCTCCAATAAAAACAACTTTGGTTTGCGATCGACCACCCTCTTGTGGAATTTCTGCGATGTAAGACCCATTGCTTTGTCGTTCGGATGTTATACCCGCTATCGGAATTAGCTTTTCCGTCGCTACTTGAAACAGTCTGTAAGCGTTGTTGTCCAGTGTCGTACCATGTCTTTTTTGTATTTCTCCTTCCATTTTTGCAAACGGGATCGTGTCCCACACGTCATATGAACTTAACCAGGCGTTTTCTAAAACTAGAATATCTTCTTTGGAGAGAGATTTGATTCTATTTTCGTATGCATTTAACGTAGCTTCTAGGTTTATCTTACGACGCTTCAATATTCTCTTCTTTGCTTTTACGGTACTCGTCCCTGGGCTTCCTGGGGTTCCTGGGGTTCCTGGGGTTTCCGCAATGACAGAACTCGAAGGAGAACTCGAAGGAGAACCCGAAGGAGAACTCGAAGAAGAACTCGGAGAGATGACGGTTTGGGTGTCCGTTTCTGAGGGATCATCAATTGTTGGGTCAATTGTTGGTTGGTCACAATTCATTGAATTGATTGTGCGCAATTTGAAATTGCAAAATATTTAAATATTTAAATATTTCATAAAGAATAAAAGATGGAAATATTTTCTCTCATTTCAGCTATTTTGTTTACAATATTTACGGGAATCGCATTCCTGGGAATTCCAGTCGAAAGGTACGTATCTTCATCTGGCCAAAGTTCAAAGGGATATTACTTCACTATATCAGAGAACTACTCGAAATCTAACGTTTTGCGTATGACAATTGCGGCATTCGCATTTGTTTTGGTTTTCTCATTTCCGTTGGCAATTTATTTCTATACTGATTGTGTAAATCCTCATAATAGAATATCTGCAGGTACGATAGCCGGGATCGCCGGCGTTATGGGATTTTCCACTCTTGTGACATTAAAATGGTTAAAAACAACGAGCACTCTTCATTTGACGATGGCATTATTAGCTTTTGTTCTAGGGGTGGTTTCATTATGGCTCGCCGCAGATGATATTGATTCTTATATTTTATCAGGGACCGCTACTTTAGGTTTGGTTATTGCGATAGCGTTCGGTTCCAGAATGGTTAACTTGCATGATATGTTCAGAGCAACGCAGATTACGGACCAAAGAAAGAGTCGTCAAATTACCGCCTGGGTTGCGTCTGGAGAATTGCTTTTGTTATTGTCCATAATCATTTATTTGTTCTTCGCTGCATTTGATAAAAGATGCAAAACAATAGGAACATAATAGGAACATAATAGGAACATGAATTATTCATAAAAAATCTTAAAGTCATCTTGTATGAAAATTTCTTTCATTTTGTCCATGTAACCGAAGTCCTTGTTCAGGGAGGTTAATTCGTTCAATATCGCCCTGTCGCTAGTTTTTTCTAAATCAATCCTACAATATAAACATATACATTTTGAAAAGTCAATATTTTTGTTTGTACGCCATATTTCTAGTTCGGAATCTACTTGGGCCGGGAATGTTTGATATTTTAGCTTCTTACTTTGAACGTATCCTATTTCATACGAGCGCCTTGCGTTCTTGTTATTGAACTTGTCGATAAGTTCTTCGGACAAATCGTTAGCTTGTACCCATGAATCCTTATGTTTCCCCCCCGGCCATCTTACCCAGTACTCAAATTTGCCTTTTTTGTTTGTCTTTCTTTTACGAAGAATTTTTTCTACTTCCCATAATTGATCGTTATTCTCTAACTCCGCGTCTTCGGGTTCGACATCCACATAAACAGCTTCTTTGTCTCCGTCGCCCTCGTAGTCAAAACGGTCTTTTACGTATCCGAACACTGCTTCTTTGTCTTTAGGTAAAAAGCCTTTAGACGAAAACGAAGTTGTATTATTTTTGTTTGTCATCAAATTTTCTGGGACGTCGTTAAAGAAAATCAAAACGTCTCCTTTTTCGTAAACAAATTTGAGTTTTGATTTGTCTTTTTTTGTTGGATCATATATTTTCCTCCTTGACCAACGCCTAAACCACGCCGTCGGCGGAGCCGGTTCTGTTGGTTTTACTAGATACGTAATTTTCTTGTTTTTCTCCAATTCTATCTGTCGCTTCAACCGGTCTTCTTCTAATCGTTTCCTTTTCGCAATTGCAGCATCCATCCGTCGCTCAGAATCTTCTATGACGAACTTGTGGTATTGTACCAAAGGCATTTCCCTTTTCTGGTCTTCGTGTAAGAATCGCACGTTTGTTTCAGAATGGATGGGTATCAGTTGTGTTCGATCTAAGAAAGAGCGCGGCGCGGGTCTTCTACTACCTAAGCGCATATGAACAGGAGTGATATGTTCAACTTTGTAAATTGCAACATGGGGATATTTTTTTCGAGGGGTGTTCAATCTTTTTCCGCGCTGATACCGCCGCCTTCCTGAATAGCCATTTTTGTTTGGTCCTAAATTATCGAGCTGTTCGTCTTCAGCGCCCTCGTCGTTTCCGCGAAACCACGCCGGGATTTCTAAAGTGGGTTCTTCGTAAAAATTCCTCGGATCTACGATCTTTCTCATTTCTGTTACTATGAAGATATCTTTGGTAAAATTTTCAGTTGCGGATTTTAAACGTGTCTTTGTGGATAAATACGGATCTCGAGAAAAAGCAAGGTTCATATCGCCCGGCTGATATTGTTTCAAGCGAACGTAACTCGGAGTTGCTTCGGAATGGACTCGTATTTCGGTGGCTTTTCCATTTTTGTCAAATGCTTTATACGTACCGGGGAGATGGAGGTTATGAGAAACGTCCCTATATCGACCGTGTTCCGGATCATAGTGGTAATTCCAGATGCGGTTTTCGATTTCCTTCCACGTTATACCCCGCTGCAATAGAGCGTTTATCGGAGTTGTTCGAATCACCGAGTGGTAACTAGAATTGTAACGTCTCAAAACCTCGGGTATATCCAAAGTCCAGTCGTACATTCCCGGATCTAGCTGTACCACATGCCACTTCACCTTCGGCTTCGGAACATTTGATCGAGTAAAGGTTCGTCTATCTAACGCGGCAGTATCGGGCACCTGTTCCCGATAAGCGTTGTAAATCGAATAAAAATATTTTCGTATCGTCTTGATCGCCCTTTCCGCGACACCGTTGTAATGACTTCGACTTTCTGGAGTCACCGTTTCGTTGTAATATTTGTGGGAAGATTTTATGTTCAATTCTTGAATAGTCTCACGGAATTCTCCCATGAATTCAGACCCATTGTCGTGGCAAATAAGCTTGGGTTCGATTTTCTGATACGGTCCGTCTAACTTATTTTGTTCATGGTGCCATTTCCTGACCTCGTTGATTCGTTTTACGAAACTCAAGAACGCCCTTAACGTCGCACCACTTTGTGGTCGAGAAGCTCGATCTGCTTCGTCTATGTCTTCTTGATCATTGTCCTTTGAAATTGCTTTTTTCGTTACTTCCTGAAAAGCAGATCCAGATATTCCATTTTGATGAATACGTTCCAAAAACACGGTTTTTGAGTGAACGTCTATAACAAGAAAACACCACCTGTATAAAAACCCCGCCTTTGAACCCCCGGATAATGCGCCTTTGTAATTGAAATTTTCTTGCTTTGCATCTTTTTCTCTATATGCGACTGGCATACGAAAACTATCCATGCACACAATATCAAAAACCCTTTCTGTCAACACGGGTTTCAAACTTGTTCTCGTCGGCGATCGCGTGCCCCCCGCTACATTATTTCTCGTCGCCGCATCCCGTTGTACACGTTCGTCTTTTCGATAGAAATCCTGGATCGCTCGTTTTGAAGGTAAGAGTTGTCTGTACTTTTTTTCAAATTGTTCGCCATATACCAAGTATTTGTACTCGACTGTCTTGTATGTATAAGAATCTCGGGTTAGTTTAAGTTTTTTGAAATCGTCACTTTCTTCATACGGTTTTCCTCCAAACATGGCAATATTTCCCTGGTCGTCGATCGCAAAGTGTCTTTTTGAACCGTATTTGTTGAGAAGTCGTTTATGTAACCGAACGACACCCTCTCCATATCCGAGATCTCGAGTGTACTTCGTTAAGATCCCCTTCTGATATTTCGTCAGTGGAAAATAATCAACTTGCCGTTGTTTATTCGTATTCGTGTTCGTATTCATACCGCAATCCCGTAATTACTTTATGGAATATTTTTAATTCTTTTTTAATTTAAATTGTTTTTTGACAAAAAAAAAATGGATCTTGCGATGAAATACTCTATGGAAGATTTCATGAAGACTTGGGAATGCGATTTCGCTTCCGACTTGGAATCCGATTCCGGGTCCAATTCCGGGTCCGATTCGGATACTATTTCGCATATCCTTTCCGAGTATTCAAATTCCGACTGTGAATCGTATTCAGTGGAACCGTATACCATGGACGCGCGCGACTCCGACCCCTTGTTTTTGGGACCGATTTGCTCGACGCTGTCGTTCCAGGATGATGAATACGTCGACCCGGAACCCGATCCCGATCCCGATCCCGATCCCAATCCAGATCCAGAACCCGATCCAGAACCCGATCCAGAACCCGATCCAGATCCAGAACCGGGAGCTGGTACATTAGAATTAGTTATCGAATTTAAACTCAAACGACAAAAAAATTGTGGTTAACAAGAGCACCGCAAAAAATGTTGGGATCCGTTTTCCTGATATTAACCTTGATCGTGGTCTTGAGCAGTTTCTTGATTATGTTTCAAAATTTTAAAAAACCCACTGTACTCCTCACAAACCCAAAGGAACGCTCGGAAAAGCAAATAGTAGAGCGGGTAAACACGATTTCAAAGTCTAAAGACTTTATTAAAAAATATAGTTCTACTATCCACTTGTTTGACCACGACGAATCCGAACGAAGACTTGCAAAGACACAACAAATTTGGAAAGAATACGACGTGATTCCTAATCTTTTTCGAGGTCTCAATGCTAAGAATAAAATGGACAGAGAGGTTCTCGAAACTTTACCCTTAAAAGAAAGGTCAATCGTCGGCGCAAAGAAAAGACTGGGTGCATATGGCTTAGCCGGGGGGTTTTATCAATGTATCGTTGACGCGTACAACAGAAATCTTCCTTATTTGCTCTTCTTGGAAGATGATTCGGTACCCCTGCTCCATCTTAGCCCGGAAGACTTTCATGCTACTTTAATGCGACTCGTAGATAGTATTCCGGACAATGACGGCGTTTATCAACTTAGCACAACGGTTTATTGTAGACAAAAGAAAAGTGTGGAATTAAGTGACGTTACGTGGATTCCGGTAAAAGGCAAGTCAATGGGATGTACTGCTATGTTGTATACCAGATCCTCAATTAAAATACTTCTGGATTATATTCATAAAAATAAGATTGAAAAGCCAATTGATCATATAAGCATTGACATATTTCCAAATGCTTTCTACAAATTAAACGGCCCTCGTTCTGAAAGCGGTATGTTCAGTGGGATTTTCGAGCAGATTGAAACTTATTGCAAAAAGCGAAATAATATTATGACTCGACTTGTACATGAAACGACAGCGAAATAATATATATGTAGAACGTACTTTAAAATTTTTTTTTTCAGTATGGGTCAAAAATAAAATAAAATATTGTCAAATACCAAAAATACCAAAAATGAGTGGACTTAGTCACAAATCGAAACGCAAAATGAACAACATCGTGAAAATGCGTTATATAAAAGACAAAAAGAAACGAAGACGTGTCAAAAGGGGGCTTGCGTATGGAGGTATTGCACTCGGAACGGTCGCTGCGATTGCGGCGACCGGAGGAACCGCAATGGCCGCTGCGCCAGGGGCCGCCGGGGCTGGAGGAGCCGCTGTTGGTACCTCCGGGGTTTCTGGAACAATGGCCGCCGCTGGAATTACTAAGGCAGCGATTGCTAAAGCAGCTGTTATGGGCGCCGTGACTACGACGGGGGCCAGGGTTGCTTCCACACTGGGTGGTAGTATAGGAAATAAATATGCAAAGCTAAGTATGAGTAAATCTGCGAAAAGAAAAAAGAACAAAAAGAAAAAAGTGAAGAAAAAATCAAGACGTCCTGAAAACATTTACAACAAAAAGGTTGACGACTACATCAGAGAAATGAAAGCAAAAGACGAGGCTGTACAGAAATACAAGTCGTCAAGAACAAGGAGCGTGACTAAGGAACCACAAAAAAAACCCCAGGGGCGTAAAGTTAGTTAGATACAGTTTGTGCGTCGCCGTTTCCTTGACCGAACATTTGCAAAATTGCCTCTGGTCCACGGCAAACATAGGTAGTTAAGATTGATATGCAACATTCCGCAAATATACATTTGACCATGACCGTCAAGCCCAGCGGGTTGCCAAGAATTACTGCACCACCAGCATTTTGTAATTTTTTCCCAAGGGAATTCATCATTTTTGCCCCAGGCGAGAGTTTGCTTGCTAAATCGTCGTTCTTCCGAGTTAGCAAACTCGCGAACATCACAATTGCCTGTATAATTGATCGTTTGTAATCCCGGAGCGGTTTCTTGAATTCTGGTATTACCGAAAAGACCTTAATTATTTGCTTCGCGGCCTCCCTCATAAGTTTTGAAACAACAATTCCACTCCCTGGTTGGACGAATAAATACCAACCGATCGCATAAAAAGGCCAATTGCTACTATCGAGGAAATTTACTGTTCCTAAGATCCAAGTATCGACAATTAATCTCGGCACCATTCCGACCAGTAGGTCGCACTTTCTATCGTTTAATTGTTCAAATGTATTGACGGTGAGTTTCGCAATTTTTCTCGAAGTTTTCTGGACAATGACTCGGACGGATTTCAGGAGCAGCTTGGATGTTTTGTTCATAATTTTTCGCTTGCTCTTGTATTTTATAATGTTCATAAAGTCTTTTTTTCTTACATTGTGTTTTCTCCACTTGGGCGAACTTTTTTTCCCCTGAACTTTGAAGATTTTGTGACGTGAAATTCTTCTTTTTGTTTTTTGTTTCGAAGGTTTCGAATGTTTCGAATGTTTCGAAACCTTCGAAACAAAATTTGTACGTGTCATTTTATATAGAACAACAAAAAATTGAAATAATATAAAGTATTAAAAAGATGACTTCATCGTCTAAATTAGGAAGAAAGAAAATATGGTCGAAAAGAAGAAAACGGTTTTCAAGACGCACACATAAACTTTTTCGGGGCTTCCGACGAGGGTCTCACGTTGTATTCACTTCCATAGACGGCGCTGTTATAGGATTTGCCGTGGCGACGGTTATTGCAGGAGTCTACTTGGTATACCTTACGAAGAAAGACGCGGCAGAACGAATTTCAACTGCTAGGAAAACAAGAATGGCAACAAAAGAAGTGAAAAACTTCATCGAAAAAGTGAATAAAAAAGAGGCCGAAGAAGTAAGGGAATCGATGGATTTATGGGATAAAATTAAAAGTGGTGTTACACGTAATCCCATCGAATCGACAATAGAGTCGTTGGGCGAGTCCTTCGAGTCCTTCAAAAAAAGTTTAACTGATCCTATTCAGAATATGGGAGAAAACATGTGGGATTACGTACATCTGAGTAAAAGGTCACTCAAAAAACAAGTTAAGAACAATAAGGGAGTTTTTGCCTTCGTTACTTATTCGGGAACACTCCTCGGGTTATATAAGGGGTACGTGAAAGGTACCACGGAAATAAATTCAGAAATACACGCCGAAAAAATTTTAAGACGAATGAAAAATAAGAGAAGGAAGAAAAGCCGAAAAGTCCAAAAAGCCAAAGCAAGTAATTAGGCACTTATTCTGAATTCTAAATTATAACTAAACTAAAACTAAATGAACACGCAACCCTACGTGTCCACGTGGGAGACCTGCGGGCGGCGCACCGCGCCGGCGAGCTCGAAAAGGCCGTTTTCGGTATCGCATTATTCTTCAAAAAATATACATACCTGGTCTTCTTCTAATTTTTTTTTTAGCTCGGCTGTTCTAAAACGCATCCACCAATTTTCATATTTAGGAAAAAAGCCAGAAAGAAAGAGATTCTCCAAAGTTTCTTTGTGTAAGACGTTCAGTTCTTCCAAAACATCCATACCCTCGTACAGTTGTTTCATGATAATCTTTAATGTGGAGAGATCCTGCGTAACGTCGTCCAGCACCCAACCATCTACCCCGGGTAACTCGTCTAGTATTTTTGTAGCCTCAGCAAGCAACGTGTTCACTTCCACGTTAAAGTCTGGAACAAAGGGTCCGTGTGGTATTTTAATGCAATTAAAAAATTCACATAGGGAAACCGCAGCTATACAACGCTCTTGAAGTGCCGTATGATGAAGCGCGTTAGTTAGGTGAAACGTCGTGAGAATCGAAGAACCATTAGTTTCTAACATCAAACGCGCGTGCCACACCATTGATCTTGGGTCTCCTAGTTGTATACCTTGATTATACAGAAGCGTTGCCTCATCGACATCTCTAGGTAAACCGAAAAGACCACATTCGTAAAATTTTGCAAGATATGCTAAAGAAGTCAAATCATTATTTTCGATTTTTTCGCGGAGACCTTTGATGAACTCGTGGTTTTTCATGTTCCTCTTCCACACCGTGCTAACATTTCCATGTACAACGCCGGCTTCGACAAGAATCTTTATGGAATTTTTCACTGATATTGCAGGTATCAGACATTTACTTATATTTTTTCTGGTACAGGGGCTTGTGTTTTCGCATGAAAACCACTTGAGGATAGCCCCTTTTTCGTATAAAATCCCATCAGTCGCAATGACCGGATCAACAAGCAATTCCCGTGTGATAGGACACAAGAACTCCTCGGTAACGTTGTTGATTGCTTTGTCGATTAACGACATTCTTTGTTCTACTTGTTCTAAACGTGGTACACGTGGTTCTAGACATTGTTTTTTTACGTTCCCGTTCAACGGACATGAACTTTTGTGCCTTCCCCTTGATCCACAGCCGCACGGTCTTGGCATGTTAGACTTTTGGCTAGAACCCACCCAATGCAGATTTTTCTAGGTTTTTTATAAAAATATATTTCCTTTTCAAAGTATGAAAAAAATTAACAAAAAGGAGCTTCGGAAAATGTTGAATACCTTTACTGTAGACGAATTGAAACAGCAAGTGAATGAACTCAAAAAGATAGGAATTAATTTGAAGACATATGAAGAATATAAAACAAAGAATGAATACGTCAATAACATCATGAAGAGGTGTAATTTGTATAACGAGACGGTAGATAGAAGGCGACGAAGCAAGAAAAGAATTAACCTAGCTTCCGAGATCTTTTTAATCTTGATCCTATCTTTGTCTGTTCTTTACCTTTCAGAGAAGATTGCTACTTCAAAAAAAAACGTACCGGTCATAACCACATTGGGAAATGCAGTTGGGAAAGCAAAGACTTGGGCCTCTACACAACGCGATTCTAATGAGAACGTCCAAAAAATTCACAACTGGATCATGAGTATATCACAATATTTTAAAAAAAGTATCGTCGATCCGAAAAAATATTATATGAGTCCGGATTGATTGTAGTGAGTGGTAAAAATTTGTACAACGTTTTTCTATCATTCTTATCTTGTAGTCGTCATACTTCACTAGCACGATAATTCCGGGTTTCAATTAGATGGTACGAACGGTTACTCCACCAACGCCGACCGTTCACCCAAACCAATGTAATTATTGTTCGGTCGGTTGAGGCGTGCACACGTGGCGATACTTTCCTTCCACATCAACACAAACCGAGTCTTCGGGGGTGGCCACAAGATCGAGCGACGATGGTTGATTTCGGTGTGTTCGGACATCGCCGATGACTTCATGAAAACCACCGCTTCCACGAAAGAATTTGTTTTTGAACGTGACCATTGTGCACATGTCCTTGTCAACATCGTCGGTGGTATTGTTTTCCGTAAACTGGATGTCATGCTTCAACGACCTTGCATCCATTTCAGCTCCCAGGTCGCGTAAGAACGCGTTAGTTTCGTCTGTGCCCTTGGGTTTAGTACCACGACCGGGAGAATGCTTCCCAGTAACAAATAATGAATTTATGCAACTCGTCGCCTGCAACGTATCCGCGATGTATGTCGGCGAGCTGGGCAGTTTTAGTTTGTCTTGTGTTCTTTTGTTAGTTGTACTGAGGACATCCCCCGTTCAAAGTGCTACAAGACAATCGTACCCGTCTGTATAATTATCGTAAGTTTTGCTTTCACAATGATCCTTCAGAAACTCGCTCAACGTTGCGTCGTTCTTGTCTGTCGTTTGAGAAAGGTAAGAACCCATCAGACTGTCCGGGAAATGGTCAGTCATTTTGTTTGCGACATTACCGCCAATGCCCCTGTCATAAAAGGCGTCACCGACGCGATAGTGGTAGGTACTACTAGTCCCCATATTTCTCATATTTTCCATATTATTTCCCATATTGTTATACGTGCAGAAAAAATATTTGAGTTTTCATATAAATGCTCAGCTATTGATAATTTAGAATTTAAAAATTTTAAGGAATATAAATTAGTAAAATATAAGACACCACAGAACAGAGATAGATAAAATAAATGCCAAGTATAAAAAAAATAGTTTTTTCTATAAGCTTTGTAATGTCTAATCTAATGAGTAAAAATATTATTTATATGCAACACCATGAAGACGTTTGTAATAACGAGCGACGCTGCTTCTGATAGGTTTTACGCGGGGATGGTATGTGATCAATTAAATCTAGATTGTAGCAACTTACCCGCGATATTCTTAGAAGATAATGGGAAGGGGATGTGTTACGAGAGCAGTGGACTACAAACAAATTTTGATGCTGACTCTAGGATTAGGCACAATAAAAAAAGGCGGGAAGTTGGTTGCGGTCTTGCGCATCGAAACGCATGGCTTGAGGTTGTTTCTTCAAACGAATCCCACCTTATTTTAGAAGATGACGCCGCGCTTCCTTTAGATGAGAACGATCTAAATTTCATCCGCGATGAATTTGAAACTTTTAAAAGTGATGTTTTGGAGAATGATTACGACGTGGGACACGTCGGTTATTGCGCGGCTCAAATGGGACGAAGTCCCGGAGAGTGCCTTCACGCATACATAGTATCTCCCGAGGGAGCTAAAAAGCTCATTCAGTATTCTAGCCCGTGTGAGCCTCGAATTGATTCTCAAGTTCGAGATCTATGCTATGGCAATGACAAAAAATTGAATTGCAAACTAGCCTCACCAAATCTTAGAAATTCCAAAAATACACTTTATGCTGGAATAATCAAGCAAAATAATCATAAATCATCTTTAATTAAGCTATAGCAGTAGAACATTGAACGGGACGCGCATCATCAGGTTTCGTAAGTTCTGATCAAGATGTCCCAACTTGGAATTATTTTTTCAAGGCCTAAACACCTACAAACGGAACATTGTGTACAAAGATAAAAAAACGATCAAAATTTTAGAACCATCTACATATAGAATATATCAATTCGGCGACTATGGATTTCATCGGGCGATTGGAACCTGGAAAACAACGGACGAGGTGGAAACTTAAAACTTAATCCATGTAAAAATTATAAATTGAACTTTAAATTGAAGAAGAACATTACATTATTTTAATATTTGAAATCATAAAAGATGCCAATTTCAACAGCGCTCATTGTCGAACCGCGAAGTCACCCAGCGAGTCTTCCAGCGCTAAAAAATGTTCGGGAGAATTTAGGACCTGACGTACCAATCATATGGTTCCACGGAACCGACAATAAAGAATTTGCTGAAAATATTGCAAACGAGGTTTCCAACGTGCGCTTGCGCGAAATTTCCGTGAATAATTTAAGCAGGGGCCAATACAGTGGATTTATTAATAATCAAGCCTTGTGGAAGGAAATGAAACATTACTCGCACCACTGTCCAAACTCCAAAACTCTTTTATTTCAGACGGATTCGGGATTTTGCCAGTATGACACAGAAAAAGCTTTGAATGCGCTCAAGGAGTTGGACCATCTTGACTACGTCGGGGCGTTTGCCACCACGCATCAAAACGGTGGATTTTCATACAGAGACAATGAAGCCTCGCGCCGAATCGTAGCGGATTATAAACAAGAAGAATATTTAGAAGACGACGACTCGGGTCTTTGGGATTCGGGTTATTGGTTGACAGAGTGGAAACCAACGAAGAAAGGTGTTGAAGAAGACCGAGTTTTTTCGGCCCATTGCAACGAACGCACCAACTGCCAAAAAGCGAATCAGGACGAAGCGACCTCGTTTGCGTGTTGCACAGTTCGGGGTCCGCATTCAAAGGCCGATTCGCAGTTTGAGCCGCCCTTGGCGTTTCACGGACATCATCATCATTTAATTGGCAGGGGGCAGCCCTGGAAGAACTTGCAAGAGTTTTTTGAAGATTGTCCCGCCGCGGCTGACATCTTTGGTCACCTTAAACAATTTCAAAAATAAGAATTGCGGGAAGTATTATAAATCATCTTAATTGAGCTTTAGCAGCAGAACATTAAACGGGACGCGCATCATCAGATTACTGGCGTGAGAACGTCATATTTTGTCTGCATCACGCGCGACTGCGGTTCCTTCACAGTTGTCCTTGGCGGTCTTGTACGTGCGCGGATACTTCCCAGTCTTTTGTAGGTTCGTCGGCACTGTGGAGCGAAACAACATATGCGTACGAGTCTTGTTAATGACGCGTGATCTTTCTATAATATGGTCCTTTTTTTTTGATATTTCATTGTTCCGACCAGAAACCATGTTTCTCTTGTTAAAAACTAGAAACGGAATTTGTGTTTTGAAGACATAATATTTTTCCCAATTCCACGCCATACTTTTTCCGTTTATCATGTTCATTACTATATCTTCGCCGTTAAATTTTTTGGCGTCGTCAAAATACGTACTCATAAATTTACGGTATACATCTTTTAAAAGATGTGTTTTTGCCACGAGACAACTAGTTAAAACCATATCAACCATTTCACCATCTGTATTATCTTTAACAAACACGGGTTTGTTGTCGTAGTAATACTGGTTCGTTTTGGTAGTGTAGCCAAACCTTCTTCCTTCTAATCCATGGAACGAATCTGGGTAGAAATCGGCTTTGAAACACAAATTGTTGAGAATATTTTCCGGTACGATTATGTCATCATCCGTGATGAAAACAGACTCCGTTGTAACATCAACGATAGGATTAAATCTATAGCGCAAATCATTTTCATAGGTATACGTGTGCCAGATTTTTTCTTTCAGTGGTGAGGGAATTCGCTTAATCTGGTTTCCTGTTTTAAATTCTACAAGGTACACGTCCTTGACAATATCCATGTCGAGATACGCGTGAAGAATTCTTGTGACGTACTTCTCATCTCTGTCGTATGTTGGAAGAATCACCGTGATGTTATTTTTGTATTCAAAATATTTTTGCGGGAGATTTTTCTTTTCGAAAAATGGTAATATGATTGCAGATATAATCCCAAAAATGGCTAAAACGATTAAAACAACATACATTTCGTACATTTTAATATACATTTTAATATTTATTTATGAAATTTTTAAGAGACTATTTGTATAACTTTTTCTAACATGACACCATAAGATATTTTGTCTTGGCCGTGTTCTAGACAATTGCTGTCAGAAACCTTTCTCAATACAACGCCCTTCATTTTATTGGGCTTGACATCGATTCGCAAATAACTCACGTTCGCAGAACTTAAGGGTTCGTGTCCTAGAAACAGCTCAATTGCTTTCGTGGGACAAAGTCCTCGTTCGAACTCAAATATCCCTTGTTCAACACAACATGCTGCGAAAGACCTCCCAAGTTGTCTAGTGAATCTAGGATTCAAACTCCCCCACGACTTGACAGCATCGTGGAGGTTCATATCGTCAATCATTACCTTGTCGATTTTTTTCCATGGACGGAGTCGCTTGCCATTAGCTTCGAAAATGGGACCACTCGGGGTTTCGTTTAGAAATTGCGCTACGGTCGTAATCAGGGGCAACGAGAGAGCCTCTTCGCTTCGAACAAACTCTAAGGCATGAAATACAAGCTCATAATGCGTTGGATCACAGATGCAAACGGTAGCGTATTTTTTAATTGACTTTTCTTGTTTTTTACTGGGAAACAAATTTAACAAATTTCCATTTTCTTTGTCGAATATATGTGTATTTTCGTTTGAAAATTTGTTTTTGTCCTCTCCGACTCTTTCGTGTAGACAATTGAGATCATTAACACGGGTTGGAACTAAGTAATTTAGACAAAATAAAATTTGTGGACATTGTTTTTTACGCAAGCCTTCCTTCAAGCCAGAAAGTAGCCTGTCGATCAACACGTCGGAATCAATAATAGCAGGGTCATCAAATCTCTTTTCTATTTGCTTTTTTTCTTGAACTTTTACTCTTTTAAACACAGTTTCGGGACATTTCGGCAAGCAACTGGTGGGAATTCCGGGGTCAATTTCTTTGATTAGTCTTCGGAGTGTCTTAAAATATTGTTTTACTGATGAATCACTCAAATCTTGACATGTTTCGATGATATAATTTTTTATTTCGGTTGCCTTTTTTTCTTTTGATTCGTTTGGTGTCTTCACAAAATCTTTTGCCAAATTATTCAAGGCCTGGTCTCGACCACACGAACCCCAAATCCGTTTCATCGTTATATAATTATTAGATTTTAAATAGATTTTAAATAGATTTTAAATTGAAGAAAAAACAATTTAAAATTGTTTTTTTGCCACAAGCATGAAAAAAAAACATTCCCATTATTTGTGCATCCTAGTTTCTTGATATTTAGAACATGAAGATTGTAGATGAGACGACGCATTTTTTTGATGTGATGTCAATTAAAATTAAAATTAAAATTAAAAGTATTTAGATGTTGACTGGCAACCTATCGATGTCTTTGTGCATCTAAAACCTATCTCATACTCCCACCCGGGTTTAGCTCTCCGGAGTTACTAGATTCGTATTTGCATCTCCCCGGTGTGGAATCGAAACCAGCGTTCTTTGCATAGCAACTATTAACATAAGTTGCGTTGTCAGAACCACATACTTCCTGAAATACATCGATGCAAATGTTTCCGTCTTCAAGTTCGGTGACTCCGGAATTTTCTTCTGGTACGACGAGAGAATTTTGGCCAAATAACAAGTCGTTTTCATATTCATCCGCATTTAATTCGTTTTCTCCAACTGAATTTATAAGAATAAAAGTTTCGTTTAAGGTAGACTCGTCTACAAACCCTTGGGTAGCTATCTCGATTGTTCCCTTTGTTGGTACGGTTGTGACCTGAGCTGGTGCTGATTCAAAGGAAACTTCTAAATCCGCTATGGAGTCGATGGTGCCATTGTTTACCAACAATTCCGCCAAAGCAAGAACAACTACATTTTTGTCTGTTGCAGTAAACGAGGAAATTTTACCGGAAATTACGAAAGAATTCTCAATATAAATTTCGTTGTTATCGACTATACTGGTAGAATTGCTTTCCGAAATACTTTCTGAAACACTTAAACTATCGCTCTGACTATTACTTTGACTTTGGCTTGTGCTAGGGTAGGATCCGCTGGTAGATGCGGATTCCGACTCTGACGTACACTGTGAATCTTCAAATATCATAGCATTTTCTACTTCAACGACAGTCTCGGAAAACGTGTTTTGCTCCTCTTCCAGTTTACACAACTCTAGGTAGTTGGTATTACTACCACCGCCTGTATTTTCATTAAATTCTACTACCCCACTTTGTATATTTTGTATGCAGCCTGGTGGTTTTGATTCATTATTTATTAAAGAAGGGTCAAATTTTTGTAGACAAAAATCCTTTTCTGAATTCGAAACCTTGGTCATGCCGGTACGGCACGTTTCGTGTGATTCGATCCAGATTCCATCCTCTGCGACCTGGGCTTTGACGTCGACCGTCGTATTTTCGAACGTATTTTCAGGTTTATCGGATGAGGCTAACTGAGCCTCGACCTGGACCGACGTATTAATAAATGGGTTTTCAGACTTAAACCCAGAGCCCGACCCGAAATTCGAACCTAGTACAACTATGTTCTCGTGGAAGGTTCCATCTTGTAAAGCATCGGCGAACGCGTCTTGGACGCTGGTCGAAATATTATTCAAGAGCTGATCTTCGTCGACCGTATCCCCGGTCGGTTCCGTCGTTTCCGTGACTTCGGGGGATCCGTAGGTCACGTCGTCGATTCCTTCTTTTTCTAGCGTGTCGTTGATAACATCGGAAATAACGTCAAGGGGCGCGGTTGGTACCTTGGCCGAGCCCGAACCCGAACCGGACGCGGCGGTTAGTTTTAGTTTGGAAACGGTGACCTTGATGGTATATTCGAACTCGCCCGTCTCCGCGTCGTAGGTGTAGTTCTCGATTTCCACGCCGTCCTGTTCTTCAAT